GTCGCGAGGCGCTTTGAAGTACGCTATTCCTGCGGAAACATTGCGCGGTCAGTTTACTGACCTTTCCCTCGCTCGGTTTGCTCCGAGCAAGAACCACACCCATGCTCATGCTGCGTCTGACCGATCGGCTGCCAGCTCTTTTGCTGACCGGTACGGTGCAGTTATGGGCCTAACCCCTTACTTTGTTCAGTGCTCTCGCGCTGACGAACGAAGCGGGCGACAGGGTAGCAGATCATACTACTGGTCTAAGGACCTGACAGTAGCACCTGCCAAGTTCCAACCTCCAGCTCACTCGATCCACGTTATGATAGATGTTGACCACTATATTGATATGCCAGCCTATCTAGTAGACGAGTTTGCGCCGACCTTGCTCTACACTTTCCAGCCGGAGCAGGTCTGCCGGATCTCCGCTGACTACAGCTATACTTTTGACGCTGATTCTCGCGTTGAGTATAGAGTCACCGGGGGTGGCACTTTTAGCCACCTGGTTTGGAATTATGGTTTGGACCATCTGCTTTTGACAAAGACGTGGTTTGGGTTCCCTTACAAGGTTGCTGCCTACCTCGTTGATCGGCGTGCCACGAGCGACGATCACGAGCTAGTTCTGCTGACCCCGGTCGCTAAATGGTCGGGTTGGAGGGCAGTTCTCACGGCCCTCTTAGCAGGTTGCACCTTGAAACGCTTAAGCCTTCACCATAACGGCTTCTTGCGTTTGGAGACCCACCGCAAGGATGGCGTATTTCGTTCTACCGCCAAAGTTGGATCCTACGCCCATGCCCTCATTGGTGCTGGGGAGGATGATGCTATAGCTGCGATTGCCCGCACATCGAAGATTGACCTCACGATGCCTCAGGTCATGTCGTTCGTCGATGGTGATCGGGTAGCCGCCGCCCCATTGCTAGAGTATCATCGGTCCAATGTTCCACGGAAACCAGACGTCGTGTTCCCTGTTGCACAATCAGTCCACCGCTATCAGTTCGAGCCAGATTCCTTCGATCCTTCAGCGAAGCCTGCAATGACCGCATTCATGAGTCCTTTTATCCATGAGTGTTACTCTCCTGACCTCACAGTGGAGAACGAGCGCCGTTGCATACAGGCTCGGATCAAGGATGTCAAGAGCGACGTTGAGATGACTCCGTTCCTGAGCAAAGCAATGTTAGAATTTGTAGCCCAATTCTTACCCGAGTCTCATATGATGGACCCGACGGATGAGGATGAGCTTTACGCCCGCCAGAACCGGCCTTCTCAGAGACGCATCCTCGAAGAGTCTGGACCCATGCTGCCCGTGCGCATGGTGAAGATGTTCCAGAAGAAGGAGGCGTACTCTGAGCCCAAAGATCCTAGACCTATTTCTACGATCAATGGCGTCGACAAAGCTGCGTATTCCAAGTATACATACCCGCTTTCGGATTATATAAAGCGCCAGGCCTGGTATGCCTTTGGAAAATCGCCAGTCGACATCGCCCAGCGGGTTGTTAATGTGCTAACTGACGCTGACACAGCAGTCAACACGGACCTCAGCCGTTTCGATGGCCGTGTTTCCCAAGTTTTGCGTGAACTTGAGAAGTTGGTGCTCGTCCGTGCTTTCCGCCATAAGTATCATGCGGAGATTCTTGAG